GCCCACAGACCAACCACTGCCAGCGGCTGTTATTTCTTTAACAGCGTAGCTGTAATCAAATCTGTATGAATAAAGAACAGGAGGCCCCGGGTTCACAACACTAGTACCCACCACATCCGTTGTGGCTTCTAAAACAACAGTCACAGTTTGACCGCCAGAATTATATGTTTTTGAAATAGTACCTTTTACAACTGTGTCGATATCTAAGACAAGATCGTTGGTTGGACTTGTTCCACCAAGGTCTGTCCCTAGTATTGTTATTGTTCTGGAGGCATCGTAACCAGTGCCTCCATTAGTAACTGCATCTACAGTATATCCACCAGCACCATCAGTGGTGATGGTAAATTCTGCATCTACCCCACTGCCACCACTTACCGTACCTGTTACGCCAGTAAAGGTCGCCGCACCAGTAGATGTGCCTGAGTTTACGATTACTGTAGAAACAGGGTTGTTGTTTTCAAAAGGATTCCAAAATTCTGCGGAAAGTTGTGTGCTTTGCCCTAGAACATGTCTTTCAAAGCTAACACCCGCATTTGTTGTGCCAGTTAAAGAAAAAACCCCGTCTGTAGACCCATCAAGAGTGTCGCCACCTATAGACGCTACTGTAATCACCAAATCGTTTGCAGGCGTTAAACCACCTAACTGTGTACCTAATATTGTTATGGTGTCGCTTACTGCGTAATCAACTCCAAGATCAGTAACAGTAACTACATAGGTACCCGAAGAGTTTACTACAGTAAATGTAGCCCCTGTTCCCGAACCACTTGTAGAATCTTGTGTGACCCCTGAATATGTTCCGGCTGTAACAACTGGAGTTCCTGACACTGTGGTTGTGAGTATTCCTGATGTTGTTGCTGTGGCAGAAGTGGTGATTTCATAGTTGTCTGCATCAATAACACGAGAGATTTGATGTTCTTTGTTTAATACCGCAGAGGTAATATTTCCACCAAGACTTTCAGCATTGGAAAAAGTAACATAGTCAAACTGTGCCGCACCGTGTCCTGCATCTGTGACTGTAACCACAGAACTTTTGTGCGTTGCAGAAAAACTAACGGCTCCGTTTGCACTAGTTGTTCTACGCACAGGTGTGATGTCGTTAAGGTTGCCGCCCTCTTCAATGTAGTATTTTAGATGGGAGCCGATGCCTAGATAGTTCGCGCCATCTAGTGCAATCCAGTTATGTAAAGCACGAGCCGTGCCTAGATAGGTGCTACTGGTGTACTTCTCCCACCCACCTATCTTTTCAGGAAAGCCAAACCGAAAGCGTATTTTATCGCAATCACGCCAGCCACCTTCATTAGAATACGAAGTGACTTCTCTGTTTATACCGGGTTTAAATTGTAATTTGGTAAGCGGCATTTTACACCCCTGTCACTGAGCCATTTGTGGCTCCACCTGTTAAGGTGTCTAAAATACTGCTTCTACGGCTGTTACTTGTAGTCAAGCTAGTTGAAAGCCATCCCGGTTGAGAATAAATGGTGGCTCCTGAGTCCATGTCAGTGGCCTTGGCGTTAGAAGCAAACCAAAAGTGACGCTGACCATTAATGACCCTAGAGCCAAAGGCTAAATCTCTAGCATCTCTGCCAAAATAAGTGTAAATAGTGTTTATAACATATGTTGATGTATCGCTAATGTTTAACGCGCCAGAGCCATCTAAAGGAAAAATGGATGAAATATTATATGACCCTGAACCTCTATTACTGTAATCAAGTTCGTTGTATGTCCAGCTTGCAGTGAACGTGTTACCAGAGCGCGTAAGTTTACAGTTAAAGCCAACGCCATAATCACTGTGATAAATGTCAGGGGCTGAAGCGCCGCCAAAACCACCTACAAAATTCATCTGTGCAGAGCCGTTGCCAGAGAAGGTGGAGTTAAACCCTTCACTGGTTGAACCTGTCACAGACCCATTATTTGTAACAGCGACAGTTTGAGAACTTAAATTGTTTATAGCATATGCGCCTGTGGAAGTAATTGTACCGTTATTAGTTATAGTTAGTGTACCCGCCGCACCAGAAGGATATTTAATTGCGTCTGTTCCAACGCTACTAGAAACGGTTATGCTAGCATTTACAACAATTCTTTTTGGGTAGTTAACGGTGTAGTCAGAACCAAATATAGTAGACGCATCTTGGTCTGTGTCATTAGAAGAAAATGTTTTTTGAAAAGCTCTCTCTTGAGAGTGAAAGTTACCCAAGGAAAACGCACCACTTGTCGGCACATTTGCAGATAAATTAACAGCGTTGCTGTTTCCAGCTAACGAGCGTACCAGACTACCACCTCTGTAGTAGTCCGCCATAGATATAGCGGTGTTACTACCAGTATTGTACTCCGTTCTGAGGTCGCCAAAACTGATAGGATTTCCAGATGCTGGTAGAGCCATTAAGGTGTTCCATAAGCCGTAATATTATCAGAGGCGACAACCGCGCCTGTGTTAGATAGTTTAAATACCGTAGTCCCATTATACTTGAACCGAAGATCATTACTCCCTGGAGCAAGTTCAATTTCCCATTTACTAGAACCAAACAAAATTGCGTTTCCGTTTGTATCTAAGTCACCGCCCAACTGCGGAGTTGTGTCGTTCACAAGGTCAGTGGGGGCAGCAAGAGTGCTAGTGAAATCTGATACCTGTGCACCCGCACCTGCGCCATCCGCATAAATAATAGAGGTGTCGCCATTGTTTACAGTTGCTATGCCGCCCGTGCCTTGCCTAAATTCAACTTGCTGACCAGAGTTGTTCTGCACAAAATATAGCTTCTCCTGGTCATTGGGGCTAATGGTAATAAGGGTTGTACCTGTTGGCGCACCGCCTAAAACCAACACTTTATAATGCCCGTCAGAAGGCTGCCCATCGGTGGTGGTCAGGGTGTGGCTAGTTCCCGCAAGTGTTATTGCACCAACACCGCCAGCAACACGGTCAATAATATCAAAGTTTGTATTTACAGTCGCACCCCAAGCACCCGCCTGTTCACCTGAACCGGGCTTTTGTATGCCTGAGTTTGAAGTATATGTACTTGCCATTTAGACCACCTTCTCAATCCACTGCTCTATTGTACCACCAGCGTTGATTTGTGTCCATGTATCACCGCTATGTGTAATAGGCGTCCAGTTTTCTACGCCGCCTGTTGCCGCGTTTATATTTACCCAAAGCAGTTCGCCAAAAGTGCTCTGTACGAATAGATGTACCATATCAGATTCTGCTGGAACAATTAAGCCACCAAGACTAGATTGGTCAAACTGCGAAATCTGCGTTGAGTTACCACTAAAGATAACACTAAGTATGGTATCCCCCTGCTCGAAGCTGGCATCCATTTCTGCCGCACCACCCGCTAATTTATTAGCTAGTGCAGACTGTATGGTCGTGAAGTCCTGCTCTGATACACCACCTAGAACCGCTACGCCGTCAGAGACTTGTGTGAAACTGAAGTCCTGGTTTGACGCACCCTTTAGTATGGCTTGCGGTGTTGTTGTCTGTGTGGTGTTGATTACCTGTGCAGATATCCCCGTAGCAAAGCGGGTAAGGTCAGAGCTTAGTACAAAGTCCGTGGAGCTTTCAACAAGACCCACGAGAATGCCAACACCAACCGAGGTCTTAGTAGCAATGGCGGACATTTCTGCCCCGCCATCCGCCACCAATGTAGCGGTGTTTACTGCCTGAAAGTTTGCATCAGACGTAGACGTGCCGAACGCAATGATACCGTGCGCCGCTATAGCTCTTTCAGATAATGCAAACTCACCGAACATTAGCCAGCAATCTCCATTAAAACAAACGCGCTTCCTGATGCTATGCTATCGCTCCCTGAATCGTTTTCAGCGCGATTCCATGCCATAAACTCATTATTGCTAGAAGCCAATTTAGGAGTTCCTCTATTCCCGGAACTAACAGTCCCTTGGATACCCCCACCTTTAATAGAGTAGGTGATTGCAGATGTTGTTGCGGGGTTATCAAGATACTGAAAACTAATTGCATTAGGGCTGTAAGCATTGTCACTATATTGCCCTGTCCCCAAAAACCCAACAGCATTCATTGTTGTGTCTGTGCTATTTCCAATAACTGTAGAATCTCTTAAAAGCCAGAAGCAAACGTCATTGTTGTTACCAAAATGAAACATCCCATAAAACATTACTAAGATTTTACTGGACGTTGAAGAAGGGGTTATTGTAGCGGTAGCGGGGCAAGCAATAGCGTCGCCATTGGCTGAAGTTGTAGTCTTCGACTGAGTATCAGACCAACCTTGGACAACCTGCAACACCGTACCACTAGACAGCTTAGAAGACGGCACTGTGGTGCTTGTTCCCATCAGGTCGGAAAGTATACGGGCGTTACTCATAGCTTACTCCGGCTTTACAGGCCACACTACATCGTCCAGTGAGGTGTATGTGTTAGTGATATCCCGCAGTGCCTGACGATAGGCAG